CGTTAGTCATATTCTGTATATGCCCCATATTATTTTATTTTGTTTATTATTTACTTAGTCTCTTCGAGGACACCTAACTCTCGATAGGCAAAATTGCCGAGGCGGCAACTATCGCCTATCGGTAAGTTAGGCGAAATACTAATCCCACCGAAACGGATTGAGAGTTGTAGTTTCTTTCCAAAATCCGACAAAGCCAAACATTAAAATACCTACAATTAGTATTATAATGAGTGATATGTAACTAAGCGGATTGTATGGATTAAATCTGTGTGCGTTGAAATAGCCACGACCTAATCGTTTTAATCCTTGTTTGTGTCTTTCTTCGTTTGATACCGTTTGCACAATGCGTAGGTATTTTAATGTTTTTCTAAAATCCATAATAAGTACTTCGCCTAACAGCGTATATACAAGATACGCCTACAAGCATTTGTTTATAATTTGAAATTTCGTTAAGGCGTACCTCGTATATACGCAAACCGTTAGCTGATATGCTGAAAGACCGCCACCGATACAATAAGACCTACCAATGAGCCGAATCCGGCACCAAACGAATACCATAGTCTATCTTGTATAGTTCCAAAGGCTACCTTTTTGACATTCCAAGACCAAACAAATGATATTAAAAACCCACAAATAAGAACACCACCATAAATAGCTTTGCTTATAAAAAAGGTATTGATAGCTACAAAAAATACTTGCGTAAATCCGGTTATAAATAGCTTCATTATTTGTCGTTTAAAATCATTGATAATAAAATAGAGTAATTAGCTAAATCCAAAACACTATCTTGAATACTCTCATTATTCGGTGCTTTATCTGAATTTAATAAAACACCCAACCTTGCCACTTTTGTAGCTATTATCGACAAGCAGTTTTGCTCTGCTTTTAGTCCACAAATACCACCGGCTAATTTAAAATTAGAAAGTCTATCAGTATTTGCATAATCATTACCTTTCTTAAAAAGGATTTCTTTCATTTGAGTAGTTAATACTTCAAAATGTTTTACTTGTTCTTCTTGTGTCATTTTTATATTTATTTATTGCTATTTTTAGCATTTTCTTCCGAATAAACGCAATGATATTCGATAGTTAATTTAGCTTCTTTGACAACTCTTCTAATTGAAAAGATTAAAAATCAGGAACCGCATTGCTTTGATTCCTGATTTTATTTAACTCCCCACTAAAATGGCAGGTCGTCTTTTTGTACACTACCTGTACCTGTGCTTGTTGGGTCAAGTGCCGCCTTGCCTGTAGGTTCGAATGTGTCGAGTTCAACATAAAAGTTGCCGCTACGGGCTTTCTTGACGTTTACGTTGACATACCCACGCTTCTCATTTTCCTTGAGGAAAGCGATAGCGTCATCAACTTTCATACTCATTCTCCCTACAACAAAGTCAGGGGCTTTTTCGTTTCTCTTGAACGAAAACCCGTTTGCGAAGATTTTTTCTTGTTCTTGCATAATAATTGTTTTTTTGCCATGGTCTATATATACCAAGCTCACCTCATCCATGGCTATAAAGCGAACTCAGTGTCTTCAAAGATACTAATACAAGTCCATCTTAACAACAAAATTATTGATGTCATCTGTCTTGTTAGCCCCAAAATATTGCTCGTAAATAGCTACTGCTCTCTCTACCTTTCTTCTGCCATTATCAATAAAGCTTTCTGTTGGCGTAAAAACGCCTACTTGCAATGTAGCCTTGCATACAACAAAGAATTTCATAGGCTTGCCAAATAATGTTTGATAAATATACGCTTGAGAATCGTAGTTGTATATGTATGCATTTCGGGAGAACTTACTTATGTCAGATGTGGTCTTAAGGTCTATGATACATTCGTCAGTGATTATGTCAGCCTTGCCCTTCCAAGCAAGTCCGTTAATCTCTCCTATAGCAGGCTCTTCGTATAAATTACCCGGCTTGTATATCTCATCATAGATGATAATATTGCCACTCATGGCAGAGCACCACAACTTTACATCTTCGACATCCGATTTTAATAGGGCTATAGTAAGCCCGTTGTTCTTTAAATACTCCTTGTACTCTTTAGTTGTCCTTGTAGAAGTATCAACAACATGAGTTAAATCCACCTTGCTCGGCTCTATAAGTACTTGGTGAAACAATCTGCCTTGGATAAGCTCCTTACTATCATCACGAGGAGTCCCAAATTTTTTGGGGTTAGAAATCAAAGTCCCTATATCAGAGTTGGAGAGATATTTTCTCCCCTCCCCTGTATAGTACTCGCTATCATTTCTGAGTAGCTCAATTACATTATTTTCCATCATCACCTCCTTTTTTTACTTCTTCTACACCGCCATGTAATTTCTCAAGCTCAGCTTTTAGCACCCCGCTTATTGTGTACTTTCTAAGTAGTTGCTTGTATATATCCTCGAAAGGAGTTGCCTTATTAGCTTCGATATACCCAACTACAAGCTTCCAATTATCAGATGACTTCTTTAACATAATAGGAGCAGTTGCAGGAGCAGTTGCAGAAGCAGTTGCAGGAGCAGTTGCAGGGGCAGTTGCAGGAGCAGTTACAGCATCATTTACAGCATCAGCGAGTGGCAAATCCTCGCCCGCATAAATATTAATACCTAAGCCGAACATTGCTAAATTTTTAACCAAGCATCTCATGATGGTCTTGTTAATGTCAAACCCATTAGCAGGCTCAACAGTCGCATCGAAGAATACCTTCTGACCATTTTGCCACTTGCCTTTTTTGAATGTGTAAGGCGTTCTTTTTAGCACCTTATTCTCGCCATCCATTACGGGTAACCACATATCCAAGGTCTCGCCCTCAATCGTTACAGATGTGTGGCACATAAACCCCAATTGGGAGTCCTCTGTCGTTTCGTGCACCCTGTATGTGGTATTCGGGTATAATCGCTTAACGGCTGCCCATGCATGCGCCCACGACACATAAGATAGATTATTTTTCTTCTCAACCTTACCCGAAAGGTCAATTGCGCTTAGTGTTTCAAACACTGATTTTGTTTTCTGTTCCATTTTTTATTTGATTTTTATTTGTTAATTTTATATTGATACCGACTCTCGCATTCTCCTTTCTAACTTAACCAAGTCATTATCGGCCTCTGCCTTTTTAGAGATAACTCTTATCCCATAACAGACTGTGCTTAAGTGTAGTTTTATATAGGCCTTGCTGTACTTTACAATCTCAGCACCCATCATCCCTCTCTTATGGCATATCCAAAAAAGGAATTGACGGGCATGAGCTACTATCCTCCCTGACCTCTTACTAAAGAGGTCTTGCTTTGTTAGCCCGAAAAGGCTACAAACCTCACTTACGTATAACTCAAATATTGTCTCTTTCATTATTGTGCGTTTATTGTTTGATTATTGTGCAAATTTAATGCTATCTTTTTTATTATTGATGGATTCTAGTATGTTTTTTGTAAGCTCGTTGTTAAAGTGTGCGCTAAGTACCCATGTAGTTAGTTCGTCAAGTTGCTTGGGCGTTTCGGCAGTACTCAGAAGGCCCAATGCCTTTTCTTGTAAGTCGCTACAATCCTCTAATGAGGGCTCAGTGCCTAAGGCTCCCGTCCCAATTATAACATCTCTTACATACGCCCCGCACGAAGGGCAGTTGTTCACCCTGTACATAACGCCATCGGAGCTCCCTTCAATATATGGCATACATTTACTAATACCATCAAGGGTAACCCATTTGATTCCCATACGCTCTAATATTCCACAGCATACACTTCTTTTTAAGATTAAATTCTTGTTCATTTTGTTTTTTTTATTATTATTTAATTAGTATCTCCGAGGAGACTGAAAGATTATAAATGACATTATAGTATTGATGTCAAAGTATTCCATCGCAAGAGTCATTAGCACATCCTTGTGTTTCCCATGGATAAAAGCGTCATGCAGTCCATTTCTTATCGAAAGGAGAGATAGCATCTTCCCGTCATGATATCCGTAGAATCGATAACTATCATCAGCTTGCTTTGGAGACATAGCCACCTTCTCCCCAAGTGAGATTCGTTTGCAAATCTCTGCAACATTTTGCGTCTCTTTCCATCTATCCTTGCCCGTGTTAACGCTGAACACAAGCCAATCTAAGTCAGAAACACTTCTGCTAATTATGTTGTATATCTGACTCTCAAGAATCGGTATATTAATTTCTAATTTCTTTTGCATATTTTAAAATTTTAATGGTTACTTTAATACAATCTTCAATAGTTTTTGGCTTATGCACCCTCAATAAAGAGCAAGTGTCAGATGCTCTTATTAATAAGTCAAACCTCCATTTTATAGAATGGGCAATCATTGTACCTATCTCTTCTATGCATAATTCACAACTGCTTGGAGCGTCTTGCAAATGATGCAGAAGGCAAGCTAATTCGTATTCTTTTTCTGTTATATTATTCATGGGTTAAAAATTTACAAATTTAAAATATCACCCGAAAAGCGCACTAACCTTGACTTGCGACCCGACCCTCTGAAGCTTCTTTTTAAGTGAGCCTCAATAAGTTCTCCGTTAATCTCAATGTCGCTATCGTCTCGCCACTCAGCTAACGCCTCTCTTATAGAATCGTACACCTCTAACGAGTCCAACTCGGTCTCAATAAAAACGTCTCCCGTTTCTTCTGTGTTTATGATTATTATTTCCATTTTTTACAAATTTATTTGTTATTAAATTAGATACCAAAGAATTGACTACCCGATGATGTTAATCTGCCGTTATTGTCAAAAAGTTTTATTTCCACTAATCCCCTTGCCGCCTCTTTGAATAATGGCATATCCTCCCATATATCTTCATTAGCCTTTGCCATAGACCTTATCACAAAACTCCAAGCAGATGCAAGAAGCGTCCCACTCGACTCCGGCTCCCCATTTATTACAGCAACTGCTGCTGCTTTATTCCTAACAATAACCGCAGGCTTTGTTTTGCTCCAATCATACTGAACGTAGAATCGAAAACTATCATCACCGATGACTATCTCCGTGAACCCCGAATATGTATCATCGCACGGAAGCGTGTCAAGGTAGTCGTTGTATCTACCATCTTGGTACACCATACCCATGTTAGTCGCCACGCATTCTTGCTCGAAATCTACTGCGAAGTCAATCGCATCTGCGTAAGACATCCCATAGACGAAGTACGAACTCTCAAATAAATTATTGTAGAAGCCTATACAACTCGTAGCAGTATAGTCTCTGTCGAGAAGCCATTGCCATACCTTGTACTTTTGCGCCTCATTACTATGTGCGGGTGCCACTTTACCATTAGGATTATCTCCCGTAACTATGGCCCATTGGCCGTTTCTTAGGAATTCTAAAAAATTCTCTTTGTTGTTTAATTGCTTTTTCATTGTGTTTTATTTTTGTTTATTATTTAATTAGTTAATTAGTCCAAATTCTCAAAAAGCCTCAATAGTGGCATAGCCAATTCCTCCCTTTTCTCAAGCATCGCTTTTTCAATGTCGCCAAGTGGCTGCTTTGTTCTATCACTCATCATTACGCCTTTGTTCTCAAGTTGCTCGTGTGCATCACTCAAATAGGCGTTTAAGGCGTTTGCGATAATACTTATTTCTTAGTCTGTTAGATTAAGTGTATGTATCATTTTTTTTATTTAATTTTTCACAATATTCATTAATACCTTTCTCAACACATCTTCTATGTACTGATAACCCAAACTTAGTAGGCGTAATATCCTCCTGCTTTATTAATTCCTGCTGTAGAAACATTGATAGCGCAATCATCTGCATATTATCATTGAACTGCATAATATCTATATGTGTCTTACCGAATACACTGAAGCAGAAGTCATTTAGCTTTAACTCTACATTTGGGCTGTTTGCTTTGTTTAGAAATTTATTTATCATGTAATACTTTTAACTAAGTAATAGCACGGCTTCTCCTATAGCCTTTAAATAGTTGCTTGACGCAGTCACATAATTGCCATTTAGTATAATAGCAAACGTCTGCTGTTTTTCATTCCACTTTCTGACCTTTACAACTACCTTATCAACCCCATTATCTGCTACGAATACTCTTTCATCTTCGTTGAATGTATTGGCGTGTCGTTGGCTTGTATTTTTTGCGTATGTTATGTTCATTGTATATTGGTTTAATTTTCGAATAAAAAATCTTCGCATTGCGATGGTGTCCATGTAGGATGCTCTACGTGTATGTCATATATTAGGCACGAGTCACACTCGTCCTTGTCCTCGCACGACTCCGTTAGTTTGTCGCAATCGTCCCATTGGCATTTTGCGTAATGCTCTTCTTGTTGAGCGACTTTAAAATCAGTGTCCCCGAAGAGACCGCCGATGATGATGATTAGTAGCACTGCGCTTACTATCACTACTAAATTTGATGCATTCTTGTTCATTGTATATTTTTTAAAGTGTTTTCAATTGCTGACTCATACGCTTCTGTTGGTGATTTAAAAAACTGCTTGTAAGTAGAAGATGTATGCTCTCCCATTACTTGATAACAAAAAGTTATAGTAGCTCCTAGTTCTTGTGTAACTGCTATCCATATCCCATACTTTTCGTATATCCACATCACTGCCTCTATAATTGTAGGTGCTGAGAATGTCTCGAAATAACCTCTATCTTTAGAGCATCCGAAGCATCTATCCCCATTCTTTTTAGCGAGCCAACCGCTATTCCAATTCTCTAGCAACTCCCCATATTCGATTCTGAATTCAGAGCCGTAATCACTCCCCGTTACATCCTTGGAATCATTTTGTACAAATACTCCATCCTCGAAGTAGTAGCACAAAGTAGGATTCCTATACCCTTGTTTTTTAAGTAGCATAGCTACATTTTTATTTACTGCCTTGTCCATTGTGTTTTATTTTTGTTGTTATATTTTTTAATTGCAACTCTTTCGTTAATTGCCATTATACATTCACCTTCAATCCAAAATTCTTTCAACCCCTTATCCTTTAATCTTTCTCTTTTCAGTCGTTCCTTTTGTTCGTCAGTTAATGTTACGAATTTACGTTTACGTTTAGGATTAGATAAGCAGCCAAATTCCATCCCATCAGAAGACATTGCCATCATAGCAAGTAGCGGTAATATTTTTTTTTAAACTCATGATTTTTGTTTTAATGATTTATTGATAATTTTCTTTTAGTAGTCTCGCTATCCTATAGTGTCTTATTAGGCATTCTGATAGAGTGCTACTGCAATTGTGCTTTAGCTTAATCTTATGCTCTCTCCATGCCCTTTTAAACACTAATTTTCTTTGAATGTTAGTCATATTATTTGTATTTTATTGGTAATCATATTCGTCACCGCCTCTCCATAAATCCCTACAATCGCTTACGCTCATGACCTCATCGCAAGCGCAACATTGTATCGCAGAAACCGATAGGTCGTGAAGTAAAACTTGGTCACAATGTGTGCAGATAACTGCATTCACGCTCCCCGATGTTTTCATTTTGTGTTGCAGTTGGATTTGCTCCTTAACTACATAAAATGACAGCTTTTTATTCGGCATTTTTAGGTATAATTTTTTTACATCGTCAAAAGAATAATGACTACCTAACAATCCATACAACTCAGTTAACCCATCCTCTGTGATTTGAATAACCTCTACGCCATTTTGCCCAAGGTATTCTCTTTGAATCATGTCGTAAAGCGTTCTATAAATATTGGCATTGCCATCCTTAATGAAGATATGAATTGCATTCCCATTGTCGTCATGACGTATTTCGTATAGCTCGTCAGCCTTTTTCAAGTGTTCGTTGTGTAACATGGTTTGTATTTTATTTTTTTTTATTTATTTATCTTTTCGTAAAAAGCCTCCCCGTTAGATGCAGTTCCTAAGAGTCTAAAAGGATTAGATACAGACTTGAATATAGCCTCTATCTTGGCGATATTCTCCTCAATCTTCTCGTTTATGAATCTAGCACTCTCTTGCAATGGATTCTCGACCCCGTACTGCTTAGCGCACTCGCCTCCAATCCCATTGAAGTAATCATCGCCAATAGCATCGGCTATGTCATCAGTGCTAACCATATCAGTATCCTCGAAGACACTATCTCCGATAGATATAGTTAACTGCCAATCTAAACAAGCAGATGAGTAGTATCCTTGCCTTACTATCATCGTAATATTTAGCTCCACCTCAACACCGAAGACATTGAAGTCCTTAATCACGTCAAACATTGTCTGAGACGGGAAGCTTCGCAGTTCTCTTCTATCATTGGTATTAGAAGGTCTTAATTCTAATCCTTCTTCCTCAGCAATTACTTTGATAGACTCTCTTAAGTCGTCCATCTCAAGGTCATAGTCATACCATGTATCGTCATCCTCTACATAGTCTTGTCTGTCGCATACTACGAATGCACATGATGCATTTACGTAGTGAAAATTGTTTGTTGCCATTTTGTTATATTTTTATTTAGTTAAATTAATTATTTTCTTTTTTCTTAAGTTCAATTATTTGATTCGCAATTGCTTTTACCACGTCAACTTCATGTGTACTTCTACCACCTCTTAATGCAGTCAATTCACACTCATTGTAGAATAAATGCCCCTCTACCCATATACATTGTTTTGGATATATTTTGATGCTTTGCGCACCCTCTACCCATATCTCGGTATATTCTATTATATTGTCTGCGTTGTTTAACTTAGATAAGTGTTCAACGCAATGAAACTTATATCCAAATTTATTCGCAAGGTCTCTACTCTTAATGACAATCTCCGCAATGCTTTCTTCTATCATCACTCTTAATGCATCGCTCTTCATTTTTGCTTCATGCAGTCTTTGTTTCGATGTATTTAACTCACGATTAATGTAAGCTACCATGTCATTAGATGACTCGCTCTCGTTTTGTTGTTGGAATTCTGCGATTATAGAATTCACGATGTCTTTTTGTTTTTTACTTAAATTTTTCATGTTGTTTTATTTTATTGTTGTTAATATTTGTAATTTAATTCGTAATAAAGTATTCAATTCAGTCTTGATAACTATGTATGTAGTATTGGAATCTTTCCATATACTATTTAATTCATTGAAGTAATCAGCCGACTCGACTCTTTGAATCTCATTATTGATGTAGTTTAATAAATTCTCCATTGGTAATTAATTTATATTATTTTATTTGAAATTATTTTCATCCCCTATCCCCCACAAATCAGTGCAATCCCATGTATTTATTACTTGTTCACATGAAAAGCATTGAATCTCTTCAACTCCTCTCTCATATAGTACTACATTACCGCAATTCCCACAAGTTGCAATGTTTACATTTGCCTCTCGCTGTATCTTCTCTTGTAGTGCTATCTGCTCTTTGGCTAACTCAAATTTAGTCTTCATATTAATTTGTATTTAGTGTTAAAAACAAGTCCTCATCTATATCAAGCGTCAATTGAGAGTACATCAAATCCTTAATGTACACCGCAATTGCGGTAGGTACCCCCATGCCTCTTGATGCTGAATGACTCTCTATTTGCATCAGTACCTCAACGTACTTTCTCCCGCTATCTTGTGGCATCTCTTGCCATAATTTTATGTAGTGGTTTGCTACCATGTCTCTCTCTTTAACATCTATCAATGTTAGGAGTGCGGTAATCTCCGATAATACAGAGTATTTCCCGTCTTCAAAAATTCCTTGTCCGTTATTCATTGTATTTTTTTTTAAAGTTTTATCAAATTAGTTTTGTCATTCGTTATCTTCTCCACTGACTCAGTAACAAAGTCAGCTGAACTCTTGGTAGTTGCGAAGTTAGCACTCTCCGGTGATTGAACCTTGATGATAATCTCATCATCACTAATTCTTAACCAATCAGCCTCCTCTTCTTCGCTTATAATGTTAATGTCTTTAGTTCTACCATAGCTCACCTCCATAGGGTCTATCCCGTTATTCTTTAGACCTAAGTACGCCCCCACTTTCTCTAAGTGAGCAAATACTATGCGTCTTAAAAATGATGCATGAGTGACTGCACCAATTCTACACACGTCCAAGTCTTCTTGGTATGACTTCAACTCTATCGCTCCGTAGTATGCTCCACTAACCACATTGTCTATAGGATAGTATGCGCTTATTTTAACGCTATACCCATTCTCTGTCAATGCATCAGCCAATGCGCTTATCGCACCACCATGGTTTATGTAGTTCTCAGCGTCCACGTACCATGGAGTCGCACCATTGTACACGAGGTGCACTCTTTTTGGTTGAATATCATCGCTGATATCCTTCCAAAAGCATCTCATGTTTCCCGATAAGAATGTCGGTATGTCCAATGACTCTCCCGACACCGACAAATCAGCAGTCTCCTTGAAGACACTAACCATATCTCCTATGACATGACGTTTGTCGGATATTTTCTTGGCATTATACCCGTCATAGCATCTATTTACCATGTCTCCAAAGCTATTCGTATCGCCATAGAAAGACTCGTCTCCACTTTCTTCAGATGCATATCCGCTCCATTTCACTTTTGGCATCTCCACTGCCATTGAAACATACTCACTAAAGGTAGAGTATGTCTTAGTCAATTTATTTTTTACTTCGCTTCTCATGATTAAATATTTTTTAGTCTTAAAATTTGGTCTTCAGCTAAGCATTCAAAGATGCTATATTGCAAGGCCTCATCCAATGTGAAACCTACACCCATTAAGGTATTGGCATGAATTGCTTGTCTTGGCGATATTACCATGTCCATACCTAAATCTCTCGCCTTTCTACGAATACGCTGAACCTCTCTTGTGGCTTCAGTATCACCCGCTATAGCTATTTCCAAACACTCATCCACATCCCATGCCAATTTCACAAATCTATTCAATGTACTTGCATCTTGACGTGATGCAGCCGCATATTGTTTGCTCGCTCCACTTCCCGTAGTGTTTTGGCATGCAATTATGATGAGGTCATCATGCTTTGCTACATTTTCCCCATTTGGGAACAAGTAGCTTCTACCCGCTAACAAGTTATTCAAACTAACTACCACTTCAGTATTGGCCCTATCAAATTCGTCCAAGATTAACACTCCTCCATTCTTGAAAGCAGTATACAATGCACTCTCATTATACTTCCCTATCGCATCCATATAACCTCTCAAATCTGTACTTGTCATTTTTGCATGGAATGATATAGTATAGTGCTGAAGGCCTAATACCTCAGCACATTGTTGTGCGCCATGTGTTTTACCACTGCCCGCTTCACCTATCAAAGCTACATTTAATCTCGCCCCCGCCATTTTAATCAACTTGTCGAAGTTGTAATGACACGTATCTACGTGAACGTCCGCCTTCTCAACTTGTTTCACAATCACCTCCATTGGAGTCTTTTGACTCAATACGTGAGTAACCATTGGCTCTAAAAGGTCTCCAATTCCGTGAGCAATCGCCTCCTTCAATGTCTCCATATTCACATCTCCGCCTCCCTTAGGAGCCTTCTCTATTCGCTCCATTTGCGCTCTCATCTCGTGAATAGCTATCGCTGATACATTGGACGCCTTCTCAAGGTGACTCACTGAAGTATTTATCACCTCCACTTGCTTGTTCACTGAACTAACAAGTTCTGACTGCATATCTCGCATTCTTGGCTCCAATATAGACTTAATTATCTCTACATTGTCAACTGCATTGGCCTTTAATCCTAATGCAGATGCGGTCAAATCGATTTTTTTGCTTTGGAATTTCATATTCTATTTTTTTTTATTGTTTTAAATTAAGTGAAACTGAGATAGGCATCGAACCTACTATTTAAACGTCCAAACGTCTCAGTTTTCAGTCTCTTCGAAGAGACTAATTACTCTTCAAGTAGTGCTGACTGCAAGACTGCCATTGCTTGAAGAATCTCTTCTTTCGAATTCTTCGTAGTGACATTGCCTTGGGCATCAACTCTTAAAGACACATTTTTCATACCCTCAACTCCAAGGTCTTCCAATCGACATGTAAATGATACAATTGGTTTCTCTTTTACTACCTTCTCATCACTCTCACCTTCAACTTCGCTCTCACCTTCAACTTCCTCTACACTACTTGTGCCCGCAAATTTCAAAAGGCCTGCAATACTTCTCATCGCTGTGTCATCACCTTTCGCATCAACTCTGTCACATGCATTGTTGTAATTCTCAATAGTCTCTTCAGAGAGACCATTGGCCTTAATCAACTTGAACATCCAACCTTTGGATATCCCAATTTCACGTGCAAATTCCTCAGATGTCATACCTACACCTTCTTGAGCCTTCATTAATTCCTTCCCTTCTGACTGAAACCATTGGTATGACTCAGCTACAACTTTCGCCAACTCCATAGTATTGGCAAATTTCGAACTATCGCTCTTTGCGATTTTTTCGCTTAGTGAGCTGATTTTATTAAGTTTCAACTCTGTCTTGTGTGTGTTAAAAAAATTGTTGTTCATAATGCTTGTTTTTATTTGTTTTTAAATTAAGTGAGTGCTACGAGTTAATCACGAATTTGTTTAATGTGCCCACATATTGTTATGTCTCACTCTCGTAGCTAAATTTCATTGTTTGTTATCTATTCTTCCTTTCTTTTTTCTCTTGTCTTTATCGTACTTTAAGTCAAGGGCCATATGGCCTCACTTGCTTCTCTCGCATCGCTATGGTTTTCTCTCCATGACTACATTTTGCGCATCCCTAACAATAAGACTTCGAGCGGGTATGGTGCTTGTCCGAAGAATTCTAAGTTTATTAGCTGACATTGAAGGTCACTATACTCGGTTTATCTTGGCTTAGCTATTCCAATATTACATCGGTAATCGTAGATAAGGTGATATACTTGTCGTTAGACGTATAGACTCAGTGCGGGCACCTATATAAGGTGTGTTGAGTGCGGTAGTGAAAGAACTGATTGACGAGGGCAAATGTAATAGCATAATGATAGCATGACCTAATATATCGTCATTTTTCTTTGTAAACGAGATGTTAATGAGCCTCAAAGCCTTTGTGGGAGCGGGTTTCAGAGCGGGCGGAAACGTCATAAATTTAGTTAATGAGATGTTAGGAGGAGGGGAAAGTGACCTCTACTTGGTTAACTGCTTGTTAATCAATGTGTTATAAAACGTATTTTTTGCCTGTATAAATTTAGTCTTGCATAAACAAATATTTGGAGTATGCAAATAGTTATTTTCTATATGCTATAGATTCCGTCTATACTGAGTCTAAGAGTCGGTGGTAGTGCGGGTCTCAGCGATTTTTGTATCTTATAGGAGTCATTCCCTGTGCACAATGTTTCGATATTGGATATTGGTGTGTAAACGGTCTCTTATATGTGTAACATTTGACTATTGAGCATAGTCAAATGTCAGTTTGGTATATGACATATGTCGTTTTAGTTCGGTCTCTTCGAAGAGACAATTGTCAATTGTGCATTGACAATTGTCCAATGTGAGATTCGAATGTCTATATAGTTCGGTCGCATATATAGACAAAATCTATTAGACTCCAATAGAATATCTCTATATTAATAGCATCAATATATAAGATATAGCTATACGAGTATAGACTGTATCTATATAGTTTGTCTATATATATAGATAGAATCTATAGAATCGTATAGACTGCATCTATATAGTCGGTATAACTATATAAGCTATCGATATATAACTATAGACAGACTCAATACATTGGTTATCAATGTATTAGCTATGTCTATATAAAGTATAACTTTAAGCTATACTTCGTGCATCGCACTATAGACTATAGCTATACAAGTATAGGTATTATCTATATGTATGTGGCACGCATATAGGTCCCCTCTATGGCAAAAAGCCTAAAATCTGCCCGAAAAAGGTCAAAAAAGTGACCCCCCATGGCTAAAAAAATATCACTTTCCCATTTCAAACGCCGGCGCAAAATGTACCCAATTACCCCAAATCTTCCTATATCTTACCCCTAAAAATCGACACAAAACTGACAAAAAATCGACACAAAATGGATAAAAAACCGACACGAGGGGGTAAAAAGTCGTCATTTTAGACCAAAAAGACGACATCGATAATGTCGATTTCCCCTAAAAAGCACCTGAATCCATGAAGAATATTACTTATATGTATTTTTCACATATGTTTTTAGGGTATTTTGGGGTAGTTTTTGACACTTTTATGTCGGTCTAATGTCAAGATTGTGTCGTTTTTTTTCTCTGAAACTATTGTCAATTGGGAATAGTGTCGATAATGTCGATTTTATTCTTATTTTATAATATAAAAAAAATAAAAGTATAATAGAATATATATATATAATAGGGAACTTTTATTTTGACATTTTTGGAATTAAAAGTTTTTTTTGTTAGTTTAGATATTAGTATTAAATTTGCCTCATAATCATAAATTAAAAATATAAACATTCAAATGGAGTACCAACCAAAAAATTTAAAGTTCGGAAAAGAAGGTCGAGACAAATTAGTGAAGGGTATTGTAAAAATGGCAACTGCTGTAAAAAGCACTTTAGGGCCATCGGGTAATACGGTCTTGATAGAGTCACCTAATCATACCCATGGTATAACTGTGACGAAGGATGGGGTAACTGTAGCGAAGTCGATAGAGTTGATAGACCCTGTTGAAAATTTGGCTGTGAGTATGATGCGTGAGGCTGCTGAGCGTACCGCTACTTCTGCGGGGGATGGGACGACAACGGCGATAGTATTAACTGAGGCATTGGTTTTGACGGGGATTGAGTTTTTGGATGAGAAGTTGAACAGGACTGCTGTGCTTCGCCATATGTCAGACATAGGGGAGCAGGTAGTGGACAAGCTTCGAGGGATGAGTAAACGAGTGACAACGAAAATGATTGGGGATGTAGCGTCATTGTCTGCGAATAACGACAAGGAGACGGGGAAGTTGATAGCTGACGTGTACAAAGCTGTTGGTCGTAATGGCATAGTGACGGTGGAGAAGTCTCAGACAACCGAGACCTATACGGAGAGTACGAAGGGGTTGCAATTTAATCGTGGGTTTATGAGCCCATTATTCGTGAACGACCAAAAGCGAGACGAGTGTATCCTTGAGGACGTGATGATACTGATGAGTGACACGGAGATATCCAACATCCTTCAGGTTGAGCAGGTTTTGAAACCAATTATCACCGAGGGTAAGAAATTGTTAATCATATCCCCTTGCGGGAAGAATATGCTAAACACGTTAGCGGCTAATGTGGTTAGGGGGAATTTGAAATGCTGCGCTGTTCAGCCTCCTAATTTTGGGTACCGACAACATGAGCTGATGCAAGACATTGCGATGAGTGTAGGAGCGACCTACTTCAGCGAAAAGACAGGTGACGATTTAAGTTTAATTAATTACGGAGACCTTGGCCACGCTGCTAAGGTTGTGATAAGTTCAGACAAGACTGTTATTATCCGTTCTGAGGCTAAGGTAAACATGGAGGAGATTGAGAAACGAGTGGACGAGCTAAAGCATGCTTACGACAAGGCAACTAAAAAAACAGACAAGGACTTTATCCTTGAGCGAATTGCTTCTTTAACGGGTGGAGTTGGCGTGATATACGTTGGCGGTAATACCGACTTAGAGCAGAAGGAGTTGTATGACCGAGTGGACGATGCAGTATGTGCTGTTCGCTCTGCGCTTGAGGAGGGTATCCTACCGGGCGCAGGTAGAGGGCTTGACTCGATAGACCTTAGAGAGTTGTGTGGCGGAGCTACATCTCCTGAGCACGCTGCAGCGTTGAATATAATTCAGTTATCACTGAAAGCTCCGCTTACTCAGATAATCGAGAATGCAGGGCTTTGTGTTACCAACATCTACTCAGGCGGTATGGCTTGGGATGAAGGATATAACGTGAAGACAGGAGAAAAGGGGAACCTAATCGATATGGGCGTGATAGACCCATTGAAGGTAACAAGAAGCGCATTGCAGAACGCAATTAGTGTTGCTGTTACAATCCTATCAACTAACGCAATAATCACAATGGCAAGAGAATATGACGCAAGAGGTTAATATAGGCTGTGCAAACACCATGTGCCCACTAAAGGGGTCATGCAAACGATACACGAATCACCCGGGTGGAGACCCGTCTGTGTTTAAAATATTCAAATTCGATGAGTTTGAGGGCAAAACACATTGCGATAATTTTATATATAATAAAAACTTAATATATGCAACCGATAGGGAAGTACATAGCCGTTCGTGACGACCACTCTGACATAAAGACAGAGTCAGGATTATTGCTTTCGGGCGAGGACGCTAACCAACTGCGATACCGCAGAGCAGTCGTTATCAAGAAAGGGACTGAGGTTCAATCGATTAAAGACGGAGACGTTGTCTATTACGACAAGGGCAGCTCGTTTACTATGCTAATCAAGGATGAGCAGGTTACGATTATTCGTGAGGGGGACGTAGTTGTTGTTGAGTAGCAAGTGCTTTCAACCTTTTGGTGTCCTCTATCATTTCTTCCAACATTTTGATATAGTTTTTATCTATATCCTGTTTGCTTGAGTATAAAGGGTTGAATCTTGCTTTTTGGCTAATCTCTCTGTCGCCGTCTAAAATATTGTACAAATCCGTTACAAGCCTCGACCCCTTAATTGATATTTGGTATCTTGCAGGTTTACCCGGGCTTGAGTTTCTGAACTTTTCAATCCACCCATCCTTCATCATTCGAGAAAGCTTGTCATCCTCCCACTTAAGAACTTTATTTATTATAAAAAAGGTTTTTCTTGTAAAGTAGGATTCGCTGTAGATGTAAAGTAGCACATCCAAATCTGCTTGGCTTAGATTATATTTAGCTAACATATACTTCCTGACAACTTTATAATATTTCAGGTAATTATTTTTTCTTAATCTCATTTTATTTGTATATTTGCAGACAAAGATAAATACTTTAAAAATGGGTAACAAAAAAAATATTGAAAAAGTTGAGGAGACAGAAGTTATTGAAACTAAAACTCCTGTAGTTTACGAACAAGAACCCGATGTACTTGAGGCCCCTGAACAGGAGGTGACAGAAGAAATCACCGATGACGGGTGGGTCTATATTGACACAAAAAACGGAGACCCGGGCAGAAAAAGTAGAGCAAAATAATTTCAAACAGTCTCTTCGGGGACACTAAAAAAAATAATAACATGAAAAATTGGTATCAGTCAAGAACGATTTGGGGAATTGTAGCAGCAGCTATTGCTTCTTTAACAGGATTTGTTATGGAAGAGAGCGAGTTGAGCGTTATAGCCACGAAACTTGTAGAAGTTGCGGGATTAGTATACGCAATATATGGGCGCATTACAGCTAATGAAGTTATAAAATAAAATATGCCTACGATACACACTGAGAAATGGAAGGATTATAAAATTCCTGACAGAGGAATAGGCGACACTATAGAGCGAATAACAAAAGCTACAGGTATAAAAATGGTTGTCGATAAGGTGTCAGATGTAACAGGGGTGGATTGCGGGTGTGAAGAAAGGAAAGAAAGGCTAAACGAGCCTAACATCCTGATAAACAAAATTTTTTACAAAAACAAAAAAAGATAAAAATGTCAGCATTTAACCAAAAATATACAAGAGCCTTACATATAAACGCAAGCCCTTATGACATACCATACCCTAATTTAATAAAGCAGGGAGCTACAACAGCTGCAACGGGGTATCAACTTATAGACAATAATACTGACTTTATAGCATTAGGGGTCTCTGCAGGAGACATTGTGTACAATCCAAGTTATTTTTATACTGTCGCTAAAGTATTAAGCGTAGGTACAAACAATCTAATCTTATCAGATGACATATTCACTAGTCCCGGCGAGGATTACGAAATATACTCAGGCAGTGACGCTTCGGGGTTGAATAATCGAGGATGTACACTGATGATTACTTGTGGGATTACTGATTCTTACGGGTACGTAACCGTAGAGACTATAGGCGGGGATATTATAGATTATATTATAGACCAAGCGGCACAACCTTCAGGGCCTATTATTTTGCCATTCCAAATTAAGAAGTTTATTTATTTTAAAAATTTAAATGCTTTCGTTGCTAAAGATTCTACTATGAAGCCTCCATTCATAGCTATGTGGTAGTATTATTAAAAACAAAAAAATGCAGAATTACGATAATTTACTTACAGACCATGATATAATTAAATTCCAAGGGAAGGTGCCTGATTACAATCGAGTTGTTAGACAGGAGCTTGGGATTATGTTAGCTAAGGATGTCCCCGCACACAGAGCGAAGATTGTCCTGTTGGCTGTTTTGCAATCTATTGCAAGCAAGTATTCTGAAAGTGAGCCATCTACAAAAGTAGGCAGTATTCTTCGAAAGATATTAGGGATACTATCTGCTATAGATATTAACCTATTTAAAAAGAAGTAAAATGGACGTTATATACAAGGTAGATTCTAAGATGCTTAATTTGCGAGTAGGCCCGGGGGTTAATCATACGTTAGTAAAAAGCAGACCGCCATTATCTAATGGCGAGATTGTTGCCGTTCATAAAACAGAGAGTGTTGGTAGTGACGTTTGGGGGTATACACGATATGGTTGGGTGAACACTAAGTTCCTTAAGCCGTACAATGCGGCATTAGGCGAGGTGGCTTTATATTATGCAAAATCTGAGATTGGTGTCCAAGAGGTTCCGAAGGGGTCTAATTGGGGGCCTGAGGTCAAGGTGTATTTGGATTCGGTAGGCTTAAAAATTCCTGCGTCATGGTGTATGGCGTTTGTTTATTGGTGTGTAATTAGGGCTTGCGAAACGACAGGCAAAAAGAACCCACTATTTAAGTCGGGTCACGTATTGACAGTTTATAACTACGCAAAAAGGAAGGGGTTAGTGAAAGCTTCTCCGCAACCGGGGGATATATTTATAATGGATTTTGGCGGAGGTAAGGGGCATACAGGTTTTTGTGATGACATATTAAAGGGTTTTATATTCAATACAGCAGAAGGGAACTCTAATGACGATGGCTCAAGAGAAGGTCATGAGGTCTGCAAAAAGCCGGGAGGTAGACTTATTTCAAAATGTAAGGGATTTATTAGGTTAATTTAATTTAATTACATACATTTGCACTATGGATAGCAATAAAAATTACTTAAGTAATGAAGATTTACAAACCACACAAGGTTTGAATAGCGAATACCGAAAGCTCGAAAGTGCGATTGGTAGCTTAGAAATTGAAAAACAGGGCATGATGCGTGGGGTAGAATCTCTACGTGAGGCTTTGTCAGCTCACGAGCAAATGCTCAAAAATAAATACGGAGATAACATCATGATTAACATGGCTACAGGCGAGATTTCAGAGATGAATAAAAAGTCGATGGGGAATGTTGTTAGCATGGATAAAAAATAATATCAATGTCAAAAATAGTAGTATACCCAATAAAACCGACCATTTCTGACGATGACATGGTAATAGGGACTGATGTGTCAGGAAGTAATGCAACGAAGAATTTTTCTATTGGGGCTATATCTGCCTATATAATGGCTCAGGTTGCTACTTTTGTGAACAATGCAATATCAGCATTCAGTGCAACAATTGCTTCAAAAAGAGGGGTATTCTACAGCTTAGTAAATCATGTAGCTTCGGCACCAAACAATCCGTTCCCATTAGAGATGGGGGTTACTGACAGTGCTTTAACATCGGGCGTTTCTGTCGCTTTGAATGGTTCTTCTATCCCGTGCAGATTAACCTTCCCAACGGAAGGTATTTACAAGATAGGAATTTCTGCTCAGATAGCAAATGCAGACAATGCAAAGCAGGATATTATGATTTGGTTATCAAGAAATGGAGAACCTAACTTTATCAGTAATACGACAAAGCGGTTTTCGCTTCACCCCACAATTCCTTTTGGCACGGCTTATGCTGAGTATATTATTGAAGTGGCGGCAAATGATTACATATCGCCTATGTGGATGACAAGCAATGTAGGTATGAGTCTAAATGCTGCGGCGGCAGGGTCTAACTATGCTAGCAAGCCAAGCTTGTATGTAACTGTAACTAAAATATAATGGATATAAGAAAAGTTTCGGTTGGGGTTGATTATAAGTCGGCTATGCATTATGTAGTTGGTCAGGCTGTACTTAACGGCACACACAGCATTCACGCTATACGAAAGTTAGACACGGGGGCTATTGAGATTTACATAGAAACAGAGGCGAATGAAGTTTTACTTTGGAAAGTAGTAACGTCAACGATGCCTTGTGTAATAGAATGTAATATAAATTTTTAAATGAAATCACCATTTTACTTTATTGTAAAGCCGGTAAACGATAAAAGATATGACAATACGAAATCGATAGGTGGGATTGAGCTGATTGTAAGCACATCGGAGGAAGACCATTTATTTTCAAATCGTTTTGCTAAAGTCTTAGAATTGCCGGTAAATTATTCAGGAGCTATACAGGTTGGGGATATACTTGTAGTGCACCATAATGTGTTTAAATTTTACAATGATATGAAGGGCCGCCGTAAAAGCGGTCGAAGTTTTTTAAGGGATGGTTTGTTTTTTGTAGATGACGACCAATTTTTCATGTATAAAAGGGCTAATAAGTGGTATGCTTACGGTAGGTACTGTTTTGTAAAACCATTGCCTGCTTCAGAGTCTTTTGTAAAAAAGCCATTCACAAACGAGCCTTTGTGTGGGATTATGGTTTACCCTAATAAGAAATTAATTACCCAAGGCATTATGCCGGGGATGACTGTTGGGTTTACTCCTGACAGTGAATATGAGTTTACTATAGACGATAAAAAGTTATATAGAGTTTTTGACCATCAAATAACAATGGTATTATGATAAATATTATAGATAACTTTTTAGGACAGAGGGTGTTCGATACTGTTTATCAGTTATTACTAAATAACACATTTAATGGCGTTCAGGTAGGGGATAAGGTTTTTTACATTCAAGAAAGTAATGAATCTTTTGATGAATACGTTCTAAATAAGTTGAGCGAGATAGACGGGATAAAGAGGAAGTCTTTATTGTCGTTTTTCAGGGTAGCTACCGATGAGTTGGATACCGATTGGAGGGTACACGCTGATTCTAAGATTGGTGACGTTATGCCTCAAATGGCGTTAGTGCTTTATATATCTCCTTCGCACATGAACGGGTTGCATGGAACCGCTTTTTGGAAGCACAAAAAGATGGGGTATGAAATGCCATTAGATACTTCTGACGAGGAGGCGGACAGAATGCTTTTAGAGGAGTCAAATAATTTAGATAATTGGGAGCTAAGTTCTGTTGTTGGGTATAAGCCAAATAGAGCCGTAGCATACCCTGCTAACTACTTTCATAGTAAGTATCCGAATTTAGGATGGAAGGATGGGAGAATGATATATGTAATATTTTATAACAAATCTTATGAGTAACAAAGATATAAGGTTAAGAATAATAGCAGCGGGTCATAAGGCTGTAGACGAGCTGATTAAGGTCGCAGAGGATTCTATATTAAATAGCGAGGATAAAGAGAATGACCTAACTGCTGACAAGTTAAAGAATGCGGCGGCTACTAAAAAGTTGGCCATATTTGACGCTTTTGAAATTTTAAAAAGGATTGAGGATGAAAAAAACAATATAGAAGCCCCTGAGATAGATGGGGATTTAAAAAAGAATGTAGACTCTAAAAATGGATTCGCAGAACGATATACTTCAAAATAACAATCTATACCATATAGTTTTTGACTATATAGATTCAGCCGTCCTTAAGAAAAAGAATAAGGACAGGTCTTGGGTTTATGGGTACAATGAGCGTTTTGACATGGTGGTAATATCTAAGACCGGGCAGATAGGAGACATCTATAATATAAATGGGCTTTGCATAGCACTCCCTCTGCAATCAAATAATGTATTTAAAAGAAGTACACTAAAGTCCGGGCAGTATTGGGAGAGGCATTCGATGCCTGCTGAGTTGGCTAAAATCAAGTCCATACATCAATGGAATGAAAAGCCAAGGGAATTTAAGGCTAAATGGATTGATTATATCGAAAAGCAGTACGAGTATAGGGATAACGGATTTTGGTTCATGAATAATGGGGCTCCTACCTATGTAACACCGTCTCATTGGATGTATTTACAATGGGCGAGTATAGACGTTGGGTACCCTGATTACAGGGAGGCTAATAGGATATTTTTCATATATTGGGAGGCTTGTAAGGCTGATATTAGGTGTTATGGCATGAATTATCTTAAGATACGCCGTTCAGGGTTTTCATTCATGTCCTCCTCGGAGTGCGTTAATATAGGGACTCTTGCAAGAGATTCGAGAATAGGTATATTGTCCAAGACGGGCCCTGATGCCAAGAAAATGTTCACAGGAAAGGTTGTACCTATAAACAGCAAAATGCCGTTCTTCTTTAAGCCCGTAATGGATGGGATGGATACTCCTAAGACAGAGATTGCTTATAGAATTCCTGCTACGAAAATTACTCGTAACAATATGTACGACACGGGGAGTGATGAATTAGACGGGCTTAATACGACTATCGATTGGAGGAATACGGATGATAATGCTTATGATGGTGAGAAGTTGATTTTCTTGGCTCATGACGAGTCGGGGAAGTGGACAAAGCCGCAAAATATTAAGGAGAATTGGCGGGTAACGAAAACGTGCTTGAGGTTGGGTAGTAAGATAATAGGCAAGTGTATGATGGGGTCTACCGTGAATGCTCTACCAAAGGGAGGTCAGAACTTCAAGGATATATACTTCGACTCGGTGCCAACTGAGAGAAACAAGAATGGGCAGACGAAAAGTGGGCTATATTCATTATTCGTTCCAATGGAATGGAATATGGAAGGCTTTATTGACCGTTATGGGATGCCTGTATTCAGAAAGCCCGAATCTCCTATAATAGGAATAGACGGGAATAAGATTACAAATGGAGCTATTGACTTTTGGGAAGCGGAGGTTGAGTCATTGAAGAATGATGCAGATGCGCTTAATGAGTTTTATAGACAATACCCACGTACAGAGTCTCATGCGTTTAGAGATGAAAGCAAACAGGCTTTATTTAACTTAACAAAAATATATCAACAGATAGACCATAATGATGCGACTATAAAGGAGCACCATGTAACGAGAGGCTCATTTAGATGGAAGGACGGTATACAAGATACAGAGGTTATATTTTACCCTGACAGAAGTGGTAGGTTTTTGGTAAGTTGGGTTCCTCCGCCACATCTACAAAACAACGTGCACATAAGGAATGGGATAAAATACCCCGGCAATGAACACATGGGGGCGTTTGGCTGTGACTCTTATGATATATCGGCAGTAGTTGATGGTAGAGGGTCTAACGGCGCATTGCATGGAGCGACAGGGTTCCATATGGAAGATGCCCCAATAAATGAGTTCTTCCTTGAGTATATAGCTAGACCTCCTATGGCAGAGATTTTCTACGAGGATGTCCTTATGGCAATAGTATTCTACGGGATGCCAATATTGGCAGAGAATAATAAGCCAAGGCTACTGTATCATCTAAAGAATAGAGGATATAGAGGGTTTTCTATGAATAGGCCCGATAAGGCTTTAAACAAGTTATCCGCCACAGAGAGGGAGCTTGGGGGAATCCCTAACTCTTCGGAGGATGTAATGCAATCTCATGCCGCTGCTATAGGGTCTTACATAGAAAAATACATAGGGATAGATAATGATGGAAAATACAGGGAAGCAGGGGAGATTGGTTCGATGGTGTTTCCGAGGACACTCGATGATTGGGCCAAGTTCGATATAAGCAATAGGACGAAGCATGATGCTTCCATTAGTTCAGGGCTTGCTCTTATGGCAATAAGCAGGCATTTGTACAAGCCTGTGGTGAAGAAATCAAAAATAATGATTAACTTCGCAAGATATAATAACGAAGGCAATTTAAGCAGCATCAAAAATGGATGATAAAAAAATAGAAATAATACCACAAGTGTCATTCCCATCTGACTGTGAAGGAGATTTAGACAAATCAAGTCACGAATACGGGCTAAAGATTGGTCAATCTATACAGAACGAATGGTTCCGAAGAGACAGTGGTGGCTCAAGGTATTACAACCAATTAAGAGACTTCCACGAATTACGCTTGTATGCTCGTGGTGAGCAGCCTATTGCTAAATATAAAAACGAGATGGCTGTAGATGGCGACCTTTCGTACCTTAATTTAGATTGGACTCCAATACCGATTATGCCTAAGTTTATAGACATAGTGGTAAATGGGATGTCGGAGAGGTTATTCAAAGTGAAGGTTTATGCGCAGGACGCTATGTCTCAAAGTAATAGGAGCAAGTATCAACTACAGGTAGAAGGCCAAGCTGCAGCTAAAGATGTATTATCTGTAGTGAAGGAGTCTACAGGTGCAGACCCGTTTATAATGGAGCCTGATGAGTTGCCTACTAATGACGAGGAGACTCAATTGCATATGCAACTGAAGTACAAGCCTGCTATTGAGATTGCTGAAGAACAGGCTGTCAATACTATTTTTGACGAGAATAAATATGACGATATTAGAAAGCGGCTTGATTACGACTCTACTGTTATAGGTATCGCCGTAGCTAAGCATGAGTATAAACACAATGAGGGTATCCGCATATCATATGTAGACCCTGCTAATATTATATATAGCTATACGGAAGACCCTAATTTTAAGGATTGCTTCTATTGGGGAGAAGTGTCAGTGACTCCAATATCGGAGTTGAGAAAGATAAACCCAAATTTGACGGATACTCAGATTGATGAGATTAAAAAGGGCTCAGGTGCTTGGAACGATTACTTTGGCGTGGCCAATTTAGGATTCGATGATTTATATTCTAAGAATACAACCACTTTATTGTACTTTAATTACAAGACAACTAAGAAGATTGTATATAAGAAAAAGAAGTTAGATAATGGCGGAGTCCGTATGATAAAGAAGGGCGAGTCGTTTAACCCACCTGCAGAGATGATGGAGGAGGGTAAGTTTGAAAAAGTATCAAAAGAGATTGATGTATGGTATGAAGGGGTCATGGTTTTAGGAGCTAACATAATCCTTAAGTGGGAGATGTCTAAAAATATGGTTCGTCCTAAATCCGCTTCGCAATTCGCAATACCAAACTATGTAGCTTGTGCGCCAAGGATGTATAAGGGTAGAATAGAATCTTTAGGGAGACGAATGGTGCCACTTATAGACTTAGCGCAGATTACCCATTTAAAGGTGCAACAGGTTATAAATAGAATAGTACCTGATGGCGTATTTATTGATGCTGACGGTATAAATGAAGTTGACCTTGGGGAGGGAGCTACATATAGTCCTAAGGACGCATTAAGATTATATTTTCAAACGGGTAGTGTTATTGGGCGTAGTTATACCCAAGATGGAGAGTTTAATAATGCAAGAATACCTATACAGCAGCTTGAGTCTCGTTCGGGCGGGTCTAAGATGCAAATGTTGATTGCTAACTATGAACATTACCTGAATATGATTAGGGCGGTAACAGGATTGAATGAGGCCCGTGACGGGTCTATGCCTGATGCGAGGTCTCTTGTTGGGTTACAAAAGCTTGCCGCTATGAATTCAAATACTGCCACAAGGCATATATTGGATTCAGGAATTTATATATATAAGGCTCTTGCAGAGGCTATAACGTACAGAATAAGTGATATACTTCAATACTCTGATGCAAGGGAGGAGTTTATTAACCAAATAGGGAAGTACAATGTGAGCTTATTGGAAGAAATAAGTGAGCTATATTTATATGACTTTGGTATGTTTATTGAGGTAGCCCCTGACGAGGAGCAAAGGGCTCAGCTTGAGGGTAATATACAAATGGCCATTTCTAAAGGGGATATAAATCTTGAGGATGCTATTGATATCCGTGAGTTAAGAAATCTAAAGTTAGCTAATCAGCTATTAAAACTAAAGAGATTAAGAAAGCAGGATAGAGAGACTAAAGTGGCTATGCAGCGAGATGCTATGGTGGCTCAGCAAAATCTGCAGTCTCAACAAGCAGCAGCTCAAATAGCTATGATGAAGTTGGAAAAGGAGGGAGAGGTGAAGATAGCTATTAAGGATAAGGAACTTGAGGTTGATACTGCGAAAATGACCGTAGAGGCTAATCTTAAGCGTACACTTATGAAGGAGGAATTCAACTATAATATGATGCTTCATAAGATGCAGATGGAGGTTACTAATTCTATAGAGACAAAAAAGGAAACAGAAAAGGAGAATCGTTTGAGACTGCAGAGTACGCAGCAATCGGCACTTATTAACCAAAGAAAGAACAACTTACCCCCTATGAGTTTCGAATCTAATGAGGACAGTTTTGATGGCTTTGGATTAGAAGAATTTGAACCGAGATAAATATTAAAAAAAATGTTATAACTTTGCTGAAATTAAATTTAAAAATATGGAATTAAGCGTAAAAGAAGTAGGTGCGCCTACTGCAAAAGGGGCGGTTGTACTTGAGAGTGAACTTATCAAGACTGCTGAATCAGGGACTACAGAAACAGTTGTTACTGAGCCTGAAAAGAAAGAATCTGAAGTTCAATCGGCAATCGAGTTGAATGATGATGAGGTTGTAAAGTATTTAAGTAAGCGTAGTAATAGACCAATTACATCGCTTGATGAGATAAAATTCGAGGCTGAGCCTCAGGAGCTACCCGAAGACGTATCTGCGTTTTTGAAGTACAAAAAAGAAACAGGACGAGGAATAGAAGACTTCGTTAAGTTAAATAGAGATTTTGAATCCGAACCGGAAGATGCCCTTATTAGAGGGTATTTGGTTGAGACTCAAAAAGGGCTTGATAAAGAAGATATAGATATCCTTATGGATGACTACTCTTATGATGAAGACCTTGATGACGAGTCTCATGTTGGTAAGATAAAAATCGCAAGAAAAAAGATTCTTATAGAGGCTAAGAATTTTTTCAACTCTGAAAAAGAGAAGTACAAAGTGCCTGTCGAGTCGGCAGGTGGCGGTCTATCAGAGAAGGAGTTGGATGATTACAAAGCTTATAAGCAATACATATCGCAGGCGAGTACTGTAGAAGAGGAGAATAGTAGAAAACGTCAGTGGTTTTCACAGAAAACTGACG